ATGACAGTAAACTTCGATCCGGGGCAGGAGCCACCGGAAGGACCGTTCGCGTCGGTCGCCGAGGAGGCGACCGAGATGGACGTGCTGGACATCGCCGACGGGCTGTTCCGGTCCTATGCCGCCGATCTGACCCGCTTGCGGGAAAAGATCGAGGCGGGGGACGCAGGTGATCTGAAAGAGTCCGGCAATCTGGTGCGCTCTCTGCGGGAGGCGACCAAGATGGTGCTGGAGGAAAGGGGCAAGGTTGACAAGCTACGCAAGGATGCTGCCGGACAGGTCGGTGCAGGCGCACTCGACCTTGTCGCGGCACGAGATGAAATCGGGCGCCGCCTGGCTTGCCTGCGCCGAACCGGAGGAGGTTGACGCCTTCCTGGAGGGGTTGAGCAGCAATGCGCTGGCGGCGCTGCCGTGGCTGTTCGAGTTCTGGGCGCTGCCGCACCAGTTGCCGCCCGAGGGCGACTGGAAGACCTGGGTCATCATGGGCGGGCGCGGCGCGGGCAAGACCCGCGCCGGGTCCGAATGGGTGCGGTCCCAGGTCGAGGGGGCGACGCCGGATGCGCCGGGCCGCGCGCATCGCGTGGCGCTGGTCAGCGAGACCTTCGACCAGGCGCGGGACGTGATGGTCTTTGGCGAGTCGGGGATTCTGGCCTGTTCGCCCCCGGACCGGCGTCCGGTCTGGGAGGCGGGGCGGCGGCGGCTGGTCTGGCCCAATGGCGCGACCGCGCAGGTCTATTCGGCGCACGAGCCCGAGGCCCTGCGCGGGCCGCAGTTCGATGCCGCCTGGGTCGACGAACTGGCCAAGTGGAAAAAGGCCGAGGACAGCTGGGACATGCTGCAATTCGCGCTGCGTCTGGGCGAGCATCCCCAGCAGGTCGTCACCACGACGCCGCGCAATGTGGGGGTGCTGAAGCGGATTCTGGGCAATGCCTCGACCGTCACCACCCATGCGCCTACCGACGCCAACCGCGCCTATCTGGCCGAGAGCTTCCTGGCCGAGGTCGAAAGCCGCTATGCCGGCACGCGGCTGGGCCGGCAGGAGCTGGAGGGGCTGCTGCTGGAGGACGTCGAGGGGGCGCTGTGGACGACCGCGATGGTCGAGCGCTGCCGGGTGGACCGGGCGCCGAAACTGTCGCGCGTGGTCGTGGCGGTCGATCCGGCGGTGACGGCGGGTGCCGCGTCCGATGAATGCGGGATCGTGGTCGCGGGCGTTCTGGCCGAGGGGCCGGTGACGGAATGGCGGGCCTATGTGCTGGAGGACGCCACCGTCCGGGGCGGGCCAACGGACTGGGCGCGCGCCGCGATTGCCGCGATGGACCGGCACGGCGCCGAGCGGCTGGTGGCCGAGGTCAACCAGGGCGGCGATCTGGTCGAGAGCGTGATCCGCCAGATCGACCCGCTGGTGCCGTTCCGGGCCCTGCGCGCCGGCCGCGGCAAGGGGCTGCGGGCCGAGCCGGTCGCGGCGCTTTACGAGCAGGGGCGTGTGCATCACCTGCGCGGCCTTGGCGCGCTGGAGGACCAGATGTGCCGCATGAGCGTCGCCGGATACGAGGGCAAGGGTTCGCCCGACCGGCTGGATGCGCTGGTCTGGGCCATCCACGAGCTGATGATCGAGCCGGCGGCGTCCTATCGGCGGCCTTCGGTGCGGGGTTTGTAGCGCCGGACCGGGGCTCTGCCCCGGGCCCCGGGATATTTAGGCAAGAAAGAAGGGCCTTTCTGGTCCGCGAAGGGTCGCCGTTGGCGGCCCTTTTTCAATGGGATTTCAGGAGAGACCGATGGCATTTCCCTGGTTCGGGCGAGCGGCTGCGCCCGCCGTCGAAGTCGAGAAAAAGGCGAGCGCCGCGGGCAAGGTGGTGGCGCTGGCGGCGGGCTCGGGGCGGGTGGTCTGGTCGCCGCGCGACACGGTCAGCCTGACCAATGCCGGGTTTGCCGGCAATCCGGTCGGGTTCCGCGCCGTGCGGCTGATCGCCGAGGCCGCCGCCGCCGTGCCGCTTTTGTGCCAGGACCGCGAGCGGCGCTATGACACGCACCCGGTGCTGGACCTGTTGCGGCGGCCCAACATCGGCCAGGGCCGGGCCGAGCTGTTCGAGGCGCTTTATGGCCAGATCCTGCTGAGCGGCAACGGCTATCTGGAGGCGGTGGGCGAGGGCGCCAAGGGGCTGCCGGGGGAATTGCACGTCCTGCGCTCGGACCGGATGGCGGTGGTGCCGGGGCCGGATGGCTGGCCCTCGGCCTATGAATATTCGGTGGGCGGGCGCAAGTTCCGCTTCGACATGGTGGGCAGTCCCGACCCGATCTGCCACATCAAGAGCTTCCACCCGCTGGACGACCATTACGGCCTGTCGCCTATGCAGGCGGCGGCGGTGGCGGTGGATGTGCACAACAGCGCGTCAAGCTGGTCCAAGGCGCTGCTGGACAACGCGGCCCGGCCGAGCGGCGCGATCGTCTACAAGGGGGCGGACGGGCAGGGCAGCCTGTCGCCCGACCAGTACGACCGGCTGGTGAGCGAGATGGAGATGCATCACCAGGGCGCGCGGAACGCCGGGCGGCCGATGCTGCTGGAGGGGGGGCTGGACTGGAAGCCGATGGGGTTCAGCCCCAGCGACATGGAGTTCCACGAGACCAAGCTGGCGGCGGCGCGGGAGATCGCCCAGGCCTTCGGCGTGCCGCCGATGCTGATGGGCATTCCGGGCGAGGCGACCTATGCCAATTACGCCGAGGCGCACCGGGCATTCTATCGCCTGACCGTGCTGCCGCTGGTGTCGCGGGTCGCGAGCGCCGTCGCCTGGTGGCTGTCCGAGCATCTGGGGGCCGAGATCGACCTGCGCGCCGACCCCGACCAGGTGCCCGCCCTGGCCGAGGAGCGCGACGGGCAGTGGAAGCGGATCGGCGAGGCGCTGTTTCTGACCGATGCCGAGAAGCGGGCCGCGCTGGGCCTGCCGCCGGTGGCGGAGGAATAGATGGAGGGCTCGCGTTTCGTGAAGGAGCCCTTCGGCTGGCACGACCAGCGCTTCGACACGCAGGAGCGGATCATGGCGCTGCAGTTCGGGCAGGTCGAGCGGCGGCTGGAGCGGATCGAGTCGCTGATCGAGGGGCTGGAGCGGCGGTTGTGGATGACGGTCTATGGCGTCGTCGCGGTGATCCTGACCCAGGCGGTGCAGTCGATCCTGACCTTTACCCCGAAAGGAGGCTGACGTGAATTCAAAGGATTACGGGTTGGAACTGAAGTTCGCCCCGGGTTCGGCGCTGGTGTCGGACGGCACCCGGCTGGAGGGCTACGCAAGCCTGTTCGGGCTGACCGACCAGGGCGGCGATATCGTCCAGAAGGGCGCCTATGCGGCCAGCCTGAAGCGGCTGGCGGCGCGGGGCGACAAGGTGCGGATGCTGTGGCAGCACGACCCGGCCAAGCCCATCGGCGTCTGGGACGAGATCCGCGAGGACGAGAAGGGCCTGTGGGTCAAGGGCCGCTTGCTGCCCGAGATCGGGCAGGCCCGCGAGGCCGCCGCGCTGATTGCGGCGGGCGCCATCGACGGGCTGTCGATCGGCTATCGCACGATTTCCGCCGAGCGCGACGCCAAGGGGCGGCGGCTGCTGACCGAGGTCGAGCTGTGGGAGGTGTCGCTGGTGACCTTCCCGATGCTCGCCGAGGCCAAGGTCGGGCGCAAGTCCGATGGCGCGTTGGAGCTGGCGGCGGCCTTTCGGGCCGCGGCGCAGGCGCTGCGCGCCGAGTGAATTTCACCAGATGGAGGGGACGATGACCGAGGTGAAAGCCGCGGCCGGGGCGGACATGCCCGGCGACCTGGGGGCCGAGATGCTGGGGTTCGTCAACGAACTCAAGGCATTCCGTTCCGATATTCAGAAACGACTGGAAGCACAGGAAGATCGCATGACCATGCTGGACCGCAAGACCCTTTCCCGCGCCCGCGCCCCTCTGTCGGTCGAGGCCGATGCGGGCGCGCCGCACCAGAAGGCGTTCGACGCCTATGTGCGCCACGGCGACGACGGCGCGCTGCGCGGGCTGCCGCTGGAGGGCAAGGCCATGACCTCGACCTCGGACGCGGGGTTCCTGGCGGCGCCGACGGTGGCGCTGCAGGTGCAGGAGGCGCTGAACAGCATGGCCTCGCTGCGCCGGGTGGCCAATGTCGTCACCGTGGAATCGGCCAATTTCGAGATGCTGGTCGACATGGGCGACATCGCCAGCGGCTGGGCGACCGAGGCCGCGGCCCAGGCCGAGACCGGCACCGGGGCGGTGACCCGCGTGGTGATCCCGGTCCACGAGCTGTCGGCCATGCCGAAGGCCAGCCAGCGCCTGCTGGACGACGCGGCCTTCGACGTGGAAAGCTGGCTGGCCGGCCGGATCGCCGACAAGTTCATCCGCGCCGAGGCGACCGCCTTCATCAGCGGCGACGGCACCAACAAGCCCAAGGGTTTCCTGACCCATGCCCGCGCCGCGAACGCCACCGCGACCAATGTGCAGATCGGCACCATCGCCTCGGGCGCGACGGGCGATTTCGCGGCGACCAACCCTGCGAACGCGCTGATTGACCTGGTCTATGCGCTGGGCGCGCAATACCGGGCCAATGCGACCTTCGTCATGAACTCGAAGACCGCCGCCGCCGTGCGCAAGATGCGCGACACGGACGGCCGCTTCCTGTGGGCCGACAGCCTGGCGATGGGCCAGCCGCCGCAGCTGCTGGGCTATCCGGTGCTGCTGTGCGAGGACATGCCCGATATCGCCAACGGCTCGGCCTCGATCGCGTTCGGTGACTTCAAGTCGGGCTATACCATCGTCGAGCGTCCCGACCTGCGGGTGCTGCGCGACCCCTTCTCGGCCAAGCCGCATGTGCTGTTCTATGCCACCAAGCGCGTCGGTGGCGGCGTCACCGACGCCCGCGCCATCAAGCTGATGGTCTTCGGCTGATCCACGGCCGAAGCGGGGGCCGCGCGGCCAGTGTCCGCTTTACCGGCAAAGCTGTCCGCGCGCGCATGGGCGGACACGCGCGGCCCCCTTTTTCGTCTGAATGGAACGCAGCGACCGTGCGAACGGAGGTTCGAAGATGATGCTTGTGGAATTGACGGCGCCGGCGCTGGCGGCGTTGCCGGTCGCGGGGCTGCGCGAGCACCTGCGGCTGGGATCGGGTTTCGAGATGGCCCAGGACGAGGCCGAGACGTTGGCGCTGGCGGGCTTTCTGCGCGCTGCCATCGCCACGATCGAGGCGCGCACCGGCAAGGTGCTGCTGGCGCGGCAGTTCCGGCTGCGGCTGGAGGACTGGCGCGACCCGGCGGGTCAGCCGCTGCCGCTGGCGCCCGTCAATGGCATCGAGCGGGTCGAGATGGACGATGGCGCGGGCGAGGTTACGCTGGTCGATCCCGGGGTCTATCGGCTGGCGCCGGACATGCAGCGGCCGATGCTGCTGCCCCGGGGCGGCTGGCTGCCGGTGGTGCCGGAGGCGGGGTTCGTGACCGTGACCTTTGCCGCGGGTTTTGGCCCGGCCTGGGATTCGGTGCCGGCCGATCTGGCGCAGGCGGTCCTGATGCTGGCTGCGCGCTATCACGAGGACCGGGTGTTCGAGGGCACGCAAGCGGCGATGCCCTTCAGTGTCGGCGCGCTGATCGAGCGCTGGCGCTCGGTCCGGGTGCTGGGGGGGCGCGGTGCTTCGCGCGGTCGGGCATGAGCCTGCCGCGTCTGACTGTGCCGCTGATCCTGGAATCTCCGGTCCGGGCGGCAGACGGCATGGGCGGCTTTGCGCTGTCCTGGCAGCCGATCGGACGGATCTGGGCGGAAATGCGGTCGGGTGCGGGGGCTGAACGGTTCGCCGAGGTGGGGGCACAAAGCGTCGTCAACTGGCGGATCACCGTCCGGGCGGCGGCTGCCGGCGACCCGCGCCGCCCGCGCCCCGAGCAGCGGCTGCGGCTGGGCGCGGGCCCCGCCGAGCGCCGCTTTCGCATCGAAGCCGTAGCCGAGAGCGACCGATCCGGCCGCTACCTGGTTTGTATCGCCAAAGAGGAGTCCCTGGCATGAGCTATGCCGCGACGGCCGCGCTGCAAGCGGCAGTCTATCAGGTGCTGCGCGAGGACGACGCCCTGCACGCGCTGGTCGGCGACGCGATCTATGACGCGATGCCGGTGGCGGCGCCGGCGGGCACCTATGTCTCGCTTGGGCCTGAAGAGGTCCGCGACGCGGGCGACATGACGGCCGCCGGATCGCAGCATGATTTCGTCGTCTCGGTCCTGTCGGGATCGGACGATGCAAACGGATTCAGTGCGGTCAAGGCGGCCGCCGTGGCGGTGTCGGACGCGCTGGAGACGGCGCGGATCGGGCTGGCGCGGGGCCGACTGGCGGGGCTTTGGTTCCTGCGCGCCAAGGCGCGCCGGGCGGAAAACGGCGCGGGGCGGCGGGTCGACCTGACCTTTCGCGCCCGCATTGACCTTGGTTGAGGAGAAACGACATGGCGGTGCAGAACGGGCGCGATCTGCTGATCAAGATGGACATGACCGGGGACGGTCTGTTCGAGACCATCGCGGGACTGCGGGCATCCCGTATCAGCTTCAACGCCGAGACGGTCGACGTGACCAGCATCGAAAGCGAGGGGCGCTGGCGTGAGCTGCTGGGCGGCGCGGGCGTGCGGTCGGCCACGATCTCGGGCTCGGGGGTGTTTCGGGACGGCACCACGGACGAACGCGCGCGGCAGGTCTTTTTCGACGGCGAGGTTCCCGAGTTCCAGGTGGTGATCCCCGATTTCGGCACGGTGCAGGGGCCGTTCCAGATCACCAGCCTTGAATATTCCGGCAGCTACAATGGCGAGGCGACCTATGAAGTTTCCATGGCAAGCGCGGGCGTGCTCAGCTTCAACACGCTCTGACATGGCCAATCCTTTGGCGGGAGAGGTCGAGGTCGTGTTGGACGGGGTGCCCCATGTCGGCAAGCTGACCCTGGGCGCCCTGTCCGAGCTTGAGGCCGAACTGGGCGCGGAAAGCATGATCGCCCTGGTCGAGCGGTTCGAGAGCGGGCGATTTTCCACCCGCGACGTGATGGCGGTGCTGGTCGCGGGGCTGCGCGGGGCCGGCTGGAGCGGGGATATCGCCGCGCTGGGCGCCTGCGACATCCGGGGCGGTCCGGTGGCCGCGGCCCACACGGCAGCCGCGATGCTGGCGCGGGCGTTTCGCATCGAGGGCGCATGAGGCCCCGGGGGCTGGACTGGCCGGGGTTGATGAAGGTCGGCATGGGGCCGGCGCGGCTGGGCGGGCTGGGGCTGACACCCGCGGCCTTCTGGGCGCTGACCCCGGCCGAACTGGCCCTGATGCTGGGGATCGAAGGGGGCGGCGGCGCGATGACGCGCGACCGGCTGGCCGAGCTGGTGGCGCGCTATCCCGACCGGCCCGCGCCCAAGCAGAACTGATTGTCGAAAGGAGGCGCCGGTCATGGCGAGCAAGGACGGGTTCGGCGGTCTGGCCGACGCAGGGGACGGCACGCTGGGCCGCAGTCTGGACGACAGCGGCCGGGTGACGGCCGCCTTTGAACAGGAACTGTCGCGGCTGCGCGAGTCGATGCTTTACACCAACCGAGAGGTCGGCTCGCTGACCAGCGGGATCGGCAGCGGGCTGCGCCGCGCCTTCAACGGGCTGGTGTTCGACGGCATGAAGCTGAGCGACGCCTTGTCCACCGTGGCGCGCAGCATGGCCGACAGCGCCTTTTCGGTTGCCATGCGGCCGATTCAGCAGGCCTTGGCGGGCGCGATCTCGCAAGGGGTGACGGGGCTGGTGTCGGGGGCGATGCCCTTTGCCGACGGCGGCAGCTTTTCGCAGGGGCGGGTGATGCCCTTTGCCAAGGGGGGCGTGGTCAGCCAGCCCACCTATTTCCCGATGCGCGGCGCGACCGGGTTGATGGGCGAGGCGGGGCCCGAGGCGATCATGCCCTTGCGGCGCGGGGCCGACGGCAAGCTGGGGGTTGCGGCGGCGGGTGGCGGAGGCCGGGCGGTCAACGTCACGTTCAACGTCTCGACCCCCGATGTGGGCGGGTTCGCCCGCAGCCAAAGCCAGATCGCGGCCCGGTTCGGCCGGATGCTGGCGCGCGGCGACAGGAACGGGTGACGACAGATGGCATTTCACGAGATCAGGTTTCCCGCCAGCCTTTCCTTCGGGTCGGTGGGCGGGCCCGAACGGCGCACGGAGATCGTCGCGCTGACCAACGGGCATGAGGAGCGGTCGAGCCCCTGGGCCCATTCGCGGCGCCGCTATGACGCGGGCATGGGCCTGCGGTCGCTGGACGACGTGTCGCTGCTGATCGCCTTTTTCGAGGCGCGCGCCGGTCAGTTGCACGGGTTCCGCTGGAAGGACTGGTCGGATTACAAATCCTCGGCCCCCAGCGTGGCGCCGGCGTTCGGCGACCAGGTCTTGGGCCGGGGCGACGGGGTGCGGACGGCGTTCGAGCTGCGCAAGGCCTATCGTTCGGGGCCGGCGGGCTATTGGCGGCCCATCGCGAAGCCGGTCGAGGGCACGGTCCTGGCCGGGATCGGGGACGTGGAACTGGCCGCAGGGCGAGATTTCACTGTCGATACCGTGACGGGCACCGTGCATTTCGCCGTGCCGCCCGAGGCCGGGGCCGCAGTCTCGGCCGGGTTCGAGTTCGACGTGCCGGTGCGGTTTGATACCGACCGGATTTCGGTTTCGGTGGCGTCGTTCCATGCGGGCGACCTGCCCGATGTTCCTGTGATCGAGGTGCGGCTGTGAAGGGCGAGACGATTGCGCGGGCCTGGGCCGTGACGCGCCGGGATGGGTTGGTCCTGGGCTTTACCGACCACGACCGGATGCTGGCCTTCGGGGGGATCACCTTTCGCCCCGACACCGGGCTGAGCGCCGCGGCCGTCGTGCAGGGCGCGGGCCTGTCGGTCGACAATACAGAGGCGAGCGGCGCCCTGTCGGACGATGCGATCACCGAGGTCGATATCATGGCGGGCCGGTGGGACGCCGCCGAGGTACGGTTGTGGGAGGTCGACTGGGCCAATACGGCGAACCGAGTCCTGGTCTTTCGCGGCCACCTGGGCGAGGTCAGCCGCAGCGGCCGGTCGTTCCGCGCCGAGTTGCGGGGCCTGTCCGAACCGCTGAACCGCACGCAGGGCCGGGTCTATCATCCGCGCTGCTCGGCCCAGCTGGGCGACGGCCAGTGCCGTTTCGACCTGGGTGCCGAAGGCTACAGCGCCCAAGGCGTCGTCCGCGCCCATGAGGAAGGCGAGCGCCTGACCTTGGGCGGCATCGCGAACCACGAGGCCGGCTGGTTCGAGCGTGGTCGCCTGATCGTGCTGAGCGGCGCGGCCGCCGGGCTGGAGGGGCTGGTCAAGAGCGATCTGGCCGGCCCCGGCGGACGCGAGATCGCGCTGTGGGCGGCCTTGGGCATCGCCCCGGCCGCGGGCGATCAGGTGAAGCTGGTGGCGGGTTGCGACAAGCGGGCCGCGACCTGCCGGCTGAAGTTCCTGAACTATGCCAATTTCCGGGGCTTTCCGCATCTGCCGCCCGAGGACTGGCTGATCGCCCCGCAGGTCGGGTCATGAGCCAGCGCATCGTTGCGGCGGCGCGGGGCTGGATCGGCACGCCCTATGTGCACCAGGCCTCGGTCAAGGGGGCGGGGACCGACTGCCTGGGGCTGGTGCGGGGCATCTGGCGCGAGCTTTACGGTCCCGAGCCCGAGGCGCTGCCCGCCTATACCCCCGACTGGGGCGAGGCGGGGGCGCAGGAGTTGCTGCTGGGCGGGGCGGGGCGCTTGTTGCTGCCCGCGGGTCCCGAGGCGGCGGGCGATGTGCTGATCTTTCGCATGAGATCGGGCGCCATCGCCAAGCACATGGGTATTCTGGCTGAAACCGGGGCCGGGGCGAGCTTTGTGCATGCCTACGACCGGCATGGCGTCGTCGAAAGCCCGCTTTCGGCGCCGTGGCGGGCAAAGATCGCGGGCAGGTTCCGGTTTCCGCCCCTGACATGAGAGAAGGAAGGCGCAATGGCGACGATTCTGCTGGCGGCGGCCGGTGCATCCATCGGTGCGGGCTTTGGCGGCACCGTTCTGGGCCTGTCGGGCGCCGTCATCGGCCGGGCCGTGGGGGCGACCCTGGGCCGGGTGATCGACCAGAAGCTGCTGGGCTCTGGCTCGAAGGCGGTCGAGACGGGGCGGGTGGACCGGATGCGGATCCAGACCGCGGGCGAGGGCACGCCGATCCCGCGGATCTGGGGGCAGATGCGCGTGCCCGGCCATGCGATCTGGGCCGGCCCCTTGGTCGAGGTGCGCCGCACCCAGGGTGGCGGCGGCAAGGGGTCCAGCCCCAGCGTCACCGAGATCAGCTATCGGCTGAGCTTTGCGCTGGCCCTGTGCGAGGGTCCGATCCTGGGGGTGGGCCGGGTCTGGGCGGATGGCGAGGAAATCTCGCCCGACGATCTGAACATGCGGGTCTATCTTGGGGACGAGGCGCAGTTGCCCGACCACGCCATCGTCGCGCAGGAAGGCGACGAGGCGCCAGCCTATCGCGGCATCGCCTATGTCGTGCTGGAGGACCTGGGGCTTGAGCGCTGGGGCAACCGTGTGCCGCAGCTGTCGTTCGAGGTGACGCGCCGCGCCAAGGAGGGGCGGGGGCTGTCGCGCGAGGTGCGGGCCGTCGCCATGATCCCTGGCACGGGAGAATATTCTCTGGCGACCACGCCGGTCAGCTATGACCTGGGTCTGGGCGAAACGCAGGTCATCAACCGCAACACGCCGATTGCGGGAACGGATTTCCGCGCCTCGTTGCGTATCCTGGGGCGCGAACTGCCGAATGTGGGTTCGGTGTCGCTGGTCGTGTCCTGGTTCGGCGACGACCTGAGGGTGAACCATTGCACGGTGCGGCCGAAGGTCGAGGACAAGTCCCGCGACGGGCAGGGCATGGCCTGGCGCGCCGGCGGCATCGGCCGCGATGCGGCGGTCGAGGTCGCACGGGTCGGCGGGCGTCCGATCTATGGCGGAACGCCGGCCGACGGATCGGTCATCGAGGCGCTGCGGGCGCTTGCGGCCAGTGGGCGGAAGGCGGTCTTTTATCCCTTCATCCTGATGGAGCAGCTGGCAGGGAACGGCCGGGCCGACCCTTGGACCGGCGCGGCCGACCAGCCCGTGATGCCTTGGCGCGGCCGTATCACGACGAGCATCGCGGCGGACCGCGCGGGCAGCCCCGCAGGCACCGCCGCCGCCGAGGATGAGGTTGCGGCGTTCTTCGGAACAGCCAGGGCGAGCGACTTTTCGCGCGAGGGGGACGAGATCCGCTATTCCGGTCCCGACGAGTGGTCCTATCGGCGGTTCATCCTGCATTACGCGCATCTTTGCGCGGCGGCGGGGGGGATCGATGCCTTCCTGATCGGCTCCGAGATGGTGGGGCTGACCCAGATCCAGGGGGCGGATCATCGCTTTCCGGCAGTCGAGCAGTTGATCCGCCTGGCGGCCGACGTGCGCGCGATCCTGGGGGATGCGGTCAAGATCGGCTATGCGTCGGACTGGTCGGAGTATTTCGGCTATCACCCCGGCAACGGGGATGTGTTCTTTCATCTGGACCCGCTGTGGGGCGACGACAACATCGACTTCGTGGGCATCGACAACTACATGCCGCTGTCGGACTGGCGCGAGGGCGAGAATCATCTGGATGCCGCCTGGGGCCGGATCGACAATCCGGCCTATTTGCGGGCGAACGTCGCGGGGGGCGAGGGCTTCGACTGGTATTATGCCCGCGACGTCGACCGTGAGATGCAGATCCGCACGCCGATCAGCGACGGACTTTACCATGAGCACTGGATCTGGCGCTACAAGGACATCCGCGGCTGGTGGGCGAACGAGCATCGCAACCGCGTCGGCGGACAGCGCAGCGCGCGGCCCACGGCCTGGGTGCCGCGCTCGAAACCCGTATGGTTCACCGAGATGGGCTGCGCGGCGCTGGACAAGGGCACAAACCAGCCCAACAAGTTCCTGGACGCGATGAGCTCGGAATCCAGGTTGCCCTGGTTTTCGGACGGGAGGCGGGACGATCTGGTGCAGGCGGCCTATGTCCGGGCGATGACCGAGTATTGGGGCGATCCGGCGAACAATCCCCTGCGCGAGGCGGGCGAGCGGATCGGGGCCGGGCGCATGATCGACATGAGCCGCGCCCATGTCTGGTGCTGGGACTCGCGGCCGTTCCCCGCCTTTCCGGCGCGGACCGACCTGTGGTCGGACGGACCTGCCTGGGAACGCGGGCATTGGCTGAACGGTCGCGCCGGGGCCGTGCCCCTGGCGGACGTGGTGGCCGAGATCTGCGCTGCCGCCGGCGTCGCGGCCTATGACACCCAGGGGCTGGCGGGTCTGGTGCGGGGCTATGCGCTGACCGGCTCGGAAACCGGGCGGGCGGCCTTGCAGCCGTTGATGCTGGCCTATGCCTTCGACGCGCTTGAGCGGGACGGGGTGCTGCGCTTTGTCATGCGCGATGCGCGGGTGGATGCCAGCCTTGGGCCCGACGACATGGCGACGACCGATGAGTTGGCCCAGGTCGAGATCGGCCGTGCTGCCGAGGCGGAGGTCCCCGGCCGTGTCCGGCTGACCCATGTCGAGGCGGGCGGCGACTATGCCGTGCGCACCGCCGAGACGACCATGCCGGGGGGCGAGTTCCTTGCCGTATCGGACAGCGAACTGCCGATGGCGTTGACTCGCGCCGAGGGGCTGGCCATGGCCGAGCGCTGGATTTCGGAATCGGTGATTGCCCGCGACACGGCGCGCTTTGCGCTGCCGCCCTCGCTGGGTCATCTGGGACCGGGGGACGTGGTGGCGCTGGTCGAGCCAAGGGCGGGCGCGCGCCGCTGGCGCATCGACCGGGTCGAGCGGGCAGGCGCGATGACCGTGGATGCAGTGCGCGTCGAGCCCGGCGTCTATCGTCCGGCGCGGGTGATCGAGGGCCAGAGCGTCGCCCGGGCCTTCAGCCCGCCGATCCCGGTCTGGCCGGTGTTTCTGGACCTGCCGCTGCTGCGGGGCGACGAAGTGCCCCATGCGCCGCATCTGGCGGTCACGGCCACGCCCTGGCCGGGCGCCGCCGCCGTCTGGGTTTCGGCCCAGCAGGCGGGCGGCTATGCGCTGAACACGACGGTGCCCGCGGCCTCGATCATGGGGGTGACGCTGGCACCGTTGGCGGCGGCACGGCCGGGGGTCTGGGACCGGGGTCCGGCGCTGCGCATCCGGGTCAAGGGCGGCGCGCTGGAGTCCGCGACCGAGACCGCCTTGATGAGCGGGGCGAACCTGCTGGCCTTGGGCGACGGCTCGGCCGAGGGGTGGGAGCTGCTGCAGTTCCGGGACGCGCGGCTGGTTTCCCCGGGGGTGTGGGACATCGCGACCCGGCTGCGAGGGCAGGCGGGCACGGATGCCTTCATGCCCGAGGTCTGGCCGGCCGGCAGCACGGTCGTGCTGGTGGACGGGTCGGCGCGGCAGGTGGACCTGGCGCCCTCGGCCTTGAACCAGATGCGGCACTGGCGGATCGGGCCGGCGACGCGGGCAGTGGATGATGCCAGCTATCGCCATGTGGCGCTGGCGTTTCGGGGCGCTGGGCTGCGGCCGCTGTCGCCCTGCCACCTGTCGGTTCGCGGCAGCACCGTCACCTGGGTCCGCCGTACCCGCGTCCAGGGCGACGGCTGGGAGGGCGCCGACGTTCCCCTGGGCGAGGCGCAGGAGCGCTACAGCGCAAGCGTGGTGCGCGATGGCGCCGTGCTGGCCCAGGCTCTGGTCGGCGAGCCGCGCTGGGCCGTGCCGGCCGATGTCTGGAGTTCGGCGAAGGCGGGCGGCGCCTTTGAAATCAGGATTGCCCAACTGTCCGACACGTTCGGCGCCGGGCCCCAAGCAAGGATGAGGATCGATGGCTGA